AAAGGAAATGGGTAGATTTTTCAGCAACAATTTCTGATTTCCCAGAGGTAAAAATGGCTATACTACCAGATAATATAACAATGACAGAATCAGGCAATATGATATCATTTTATGTAAGGGCAGACAATACAACAAACCCTGTTGATATAATAACAGAACCTAAGAATAAATGCATTGAACCTAAACCTATTATAATTCCCAATAGGAGGGTATGTGATACCGACTGATTGTAGTTTGACATTAAAAGTAGGAGATAAGGTATATAATTTAGATGGATATATTTTAAATTTTAGTATGTCTTATCCACTACCTAAAGACTTTAGAACATTCAGGCGTTATACAGACTACACTCCATCCAATGAACCTGCTGAATTGAATTTAACTATGTCAGTGTCTAACAGTTCAGTTAATAGTGGGAAGGTAAGTGTAAATGAAATAGAAAAAGTAGTTCTTAACTGGAGGATATGTGACATTGATTAATAATATAAAACTACCTGAAGTTATCAATATTGGTGCTGTTCCTTATAAAGTTTCCTACCCATATATATTTGAGGCAAATATAACAAAGGATATAGGGTTGCATTGCCCCTATATATCAGAAATACGCATTTCAGCAGTTGGTGAAAATGGTATTCCAATCTGTAAACAGACTGTCTATGAGACTCTATTGCATGAAATAATTCATGCGGCTGATTATATATATTGTGGTGGTATATTGGAAGAAGACCTTGTTGGTAAACTTGGATTCTCCCTTTTTCAACTTATATCTGAAAATAATTTTACACATGGTAATAATAGGCTGAAAAACATAAAGGTGGGTGCATTTAACTTTACTATAAAAAATGATTGTATATTTACTAATAATGATATAGTGACATATTGGGATTCTATGGTTGATACAATAAGCATAGCTGGTAGTGTAGATGGTTATACTATAAGTCCTGAATTTATGAGTATGATGATTTTTACTACAGTAGCTAGAATAATGTGTAACTTATACAAGATAGACTTGCCTAAACTTAATGAAGAAATGGATGAGAAGGAGGTATTATATAGAATATTGTTTAATGGCCTGTATAATACTCTAACAGTAAATAATTTATTTAATTTCTTTTATAAAGGTAATTATAATGAAAGGTATGTGTAATGATTGTGAAAAAAGAGATAAGTGTAAGACTCTTTGTAATAAAGCACTACGATATGTTTTACAAGACAGCAAAGAGTTAAGAGAACTTAATGTAGGTAAGATTAAGTATCTTAACTATGATAGTATATGGCCTGACCTAATTACAAAGAATGAAAGAAGATTGGTATATGAAATGGCCTTTATTGACCATCTTTCTGTAAGTGAGATTTCATTTCACGTTAGACTTTCAGAAGCTAAGATATTTAAGTTGGTAAATAAGTTGATAGACAGTGTCCCTCCTGATATGAGTAAAAAGAAGAATAACATATTGAGGATGCATTTTCAGGAAGGGTTTACTCTCACACAAGCAGCAAGAGCAGTAGGAGTATCAAAGCCTTACTCTCATGATGTGATAAAGGAGTATCTCAATAGTAATGAGGTGTATTAACTAACTTCCTATATAATAGACTAATATGTAATGTGCAGTAGTGTCGTTAAAAGTCATGTAACTACACGTCTTTAATTTTACTTAACTCTTCCCAAGTTAAAATACTAATCAAAAGGAAGAGTTATATGCCATCAGGTTCACTATCCACAGTAGACAGGGTAAAAACACTCCAACAGGTAAAAGTATTGCTTGATGAAGGTAAGTCAAACAATGAAATATCTGTCGCCTTAGGTCTACCTGGAAATACTGTAATTAATAATATCAGATATCTAAATGAGTTAGCTGCTGAAAACTTAACACCAGAAGTTATGGGTAATAAGAGGTCAGAGCTTTACCTTGACTTATCTTATGTTACTAACGAAGCAAAAATAGCGTTTGAAAAGTATAGAGACTCTGATGATGGTATAAATGCAAAGAGATTCTTGGATGCTTATATACAGTCAATTATAGAACGTGCTAAACTTTATGGCCTATATGCAAGTGCTGAAGCTGGAGTTACAATAAATCAACAGTTTAATAACTTTGTTCCTGACACTATAGGAAAGACAGAAGGAACCAAGATAGCTAATATATTAACCAAATCTTATGAAGAAAAAGTAGCTGCCAAGTTCAATGAAAAGGAAGCTAACAAACAAAACGAAGATTTATGAAAATAGAAACTTTTGATGAACTGGATATAGTACGCAAACGGTTCAATGATGATTTTAATGGAAAGCCACCTGACTATCTTATGCGTTACCTTGATGGTGAAGAACAACGTATTCTCAGGGAGATGTCAGGAAATGATGTTGAAACTATAACTGAGATATATGATAAGAGATATAAAAAAGAATATGAAATAGATGTAACCAAAGGATATGACCTTCCTACCACTTATATAACTAAGGAAGAAAGAGAGCTTTCTGATTCTGAAGTAAGGGCAATTGTGTCAGCTTGCCAGTATAACCTATATGCTTTTGCAGTAAGATACTTTCCACACTATCTGCGTCTTCCTAGTAATATAGTGCAAAAGAAGATATATGGTATACTTTCAGATGAACTAGGAAAACCTAAAAAGAGAAGGAAGGGATTCAGGTGGGCGTTAGCCGCACCAAGACGTTCAGCTAAAAGTTCTATAGTCTCAACCATACTTCCTTTGTGGTGTATATGTTATAATAAGAAGAAGTTTATCATAATGCTTTCAAACACTGCTAGTCAAGCAGTAGACTTCTTATCCGATGTTACACGTGAATTGTCAAACAATGCTTTACTACTGAAAGACTTTCCTTTTGTTAAAGGTAAAGGTGAGAAGTGGAGAACAGATGATATAGTTACCAAGAACAATGTAAGAGTTACGGCTCTTGGTACCGGAAACCAGATAAGAGGTAGAAAGTTTGGTACTTACAGACCTGACCTTCTTATTATGGATGATATAGAAACATCTGACATGGTTAGGTCTAAATCACAAAGGGAAGATATACAAGATAACTGGTTCAAGAAAGATGTACTATTTGTAGAAGGAAATGAGGATGAAGACTTAACAGATATATTTTTTGTGGGAACTATATTAGGTAAAGAGTCTCTTCTCTATAAACTACTAGACCCATATACATATCCAGACTGGAAATCAGACAAGTTCAAATCAGTAATAAAATTTGCTGATAGAACAGATTTGTGGGATAAGTGGGCTGAATTATATAGCAATAATTTTGATATAGCCAGGGAGAAGAATGCTTGGAAGTTCTATAAAGAAAATGAGAAGGAGATGTTGGAAGGTGCAAATGTAATATGGCCGGAGGGTGATCCATATTACAAGCTAATGATTACTTATTACTTTTCACGTCCTGCCTTCTATTCAGAAAAACAGAACGAGCCTATAGACTCTACTAAGCTTCTTGTTTTACCAGAAGATATACACTATTACAAGTTTAGAAGTGATTCTGAAATACTTGCTATATTAGATAATCCACGTACTACTTATTTTGGTGGTATAGACCCATCAGTTGGTAAGAGAAGTGATGTTGGTGATTATTCTGCAATATGTACATTAGCAAGAGATCATGAAACAGGATTACTACTTGTTGTTGATTTCGATTTGAAGAGAAGGTCAGTTGACCAGCAGGTATATGATATAATGAAAAAGCATACTTTGTATCATTATAAGTCTTTTGTTGTTGAGGAAAACGCCTTCCAATACGTGCTTTCCGAGCAATTAAGGAAGCGTTCTCAACAGGAAGGAATATATGTACCAATTAAAGGGGTTAACCAATACCAAGATAAAAAGATGAGATTTGAAGGTGTTGCTCCGTTTATAAAAGACGGTACTATAATATTTAGTGAAGAATTAGCTAAGAAAAACAAAAGTTATGCAAGAGCTATAGACCAGATAATAACCTTTACTGGTGAAGGTGATGAGGAAGATGATGCAGTTGACGCTCTTGGGCTTGCATTTAGTGCCGCTAAGAAATCCAGATTCAGAATGATAGCTAAATCTACACGATAAGGAAGGTAAACTATATTGGCTACAGAAAAGATAATACTATCTGAAAGAAGCCACCCACTATATGATAAATATGAATCACAGTGGGATATGTATTATAATGCTGCCAGAGGTGGAGATAGTTTCATAACACAAGATAACTTATCTTCTCATAGACTGGAAGACTCTGAAGATTATGATGAGAGATTGAGAAGAGGATACTTTCTCAACTTCTGTGATACTATTCCTAAAATATATAATGCGTTTATATTTAAGGAAAGGATAGAAAGACCTCCAGACACAGAGCTTGACTTATTTAGGAATAATACTGATAGACGTGGCACATCAATATCAGACTTTGTAAAGAAGGCTGGATATTGGGCGTCAGTATTTGGGGTAATACATGCACTTATTGACATGCCTACTTCATCTAAGAAAGTAATCTCTAAAAGACAAGAAAAGGATATGGGTTTGTATCCTTATGCTACATTATTTTTTCCCACTCAGATAAAAGATTGGTCTATAGATAAGTCTGGTATGCTTCGTTGGATAATAATAGAGACTCCTTATTTCAATGACTTAGACCCAAATAAGGAAAGAGAAGATACTGTACACTATAGACTTATAACTACTACTGAGTGGAGAATAGAAGATGAGGATGGTTTGCCTGTCAAGTTTGATGATGGTTCACCAAATAAAGGCAAGAATGAGTTAGGTGTTGTTCCTTTAGTTACTATGTATGGAAACTCAGGCTATCTTGAAGATATGATAGGTGAGAGTCTTATAAAAGATATAGTATACATAAATAAGGCAATACTTAACTATTGTTCTTGTATAGATGAACAGATAGAAAGGCAAACCTTCTCACAACTTACTGTGCCTGATGATGGCACATTGGCTGAAGAGCAGGAGAGAGGTGATGACCCACTTCATAAGTTAGGGACTAGTACAATATGGACTTATGCTGCTGATGCAAAAAATCCACCTGCTTTTATTTCACCAAATACAGACAATATAAAAACTATTTGGGGGGTTACACTTGACCTTGTAAAGGAGATATATCGTCTGGCTGGATTACAGGGTGGTACAAGTGACTTGTATACTTCCAGAAGTGGAAGGCAAAGTCAGATGAGTTTTGTGGGTGTCAATTCGTCACTTGCAGAAAAGAGTAATTCATACCAACAGTTTGAAAATGAATTGTGTAAGATGGCATATATGCAATTAGGAAAAAATGTAGATGTATATAAGAATGTAAAGTATCCTAACTCATTTGATGTTATAGCACTTGAGACTGAGATAAAATCGTCATTTGATGTAATGGAAAGAAATTTTTCACCTACACTTAACAAAGTGTTGATGAAGAATATAGCAAGAAGAGTAGCTTCTTCTTCACCTCCTGATATAAGAGAGACTATCGAAGGCGAGATAGAGTCAGGAGATGGAATAGTGGAAACCATATCTAAATCTTCTTTTAGTGGGTCTGGTGGTGGTGGAGTAGGTAATCCTAATTCCAATCAGACAGATAGCTTTGAGAATTTTAGTGGTGTGGATGAGAAAAAGGTAGGTCATAGACCACCTAAAAAATACTAACCTAACCGGAGGGTTACGATGGGTAGAACAGAACTTGAATCAAAAGCAAATACTCTAGGAATAGAGTTTGATGAGAACGTAAACGACGATGACTTAACTTTACTAATAACAGAGAAGGAAAAAGTAAAAGAACCCGATGACGTGGAGTATTGGAGAACTGAAGCTAAGAAAGCTTTTCAAACCAGAGATGAAATCAAAGCAGAGAGAAGAAAGCTTCAGAGTAAGTTAACAGAACTTGAAGCAAAGCTGAAAGATGCGCCAGATGCTGAATCTATAAAAGCTCTTAAGACTGAACTTGTTCAACTTAAGGAATTCAAAACTGAGTTTGACAAGAAAACAGAAGAAGAAGAGCTAAAGAAGAAAACAGAACTGGAAAGGATGGAAATCAGCTTCAAGAAACAATTAGACTCTCTTTCCTCAGAGCTGGACAGACTTAAGAATGAAAGGGAAACAGAAAAGAAAAAGTTCAATGAAGAAATAAACAAGGAACGGGCTGAGAAACAAAGTCTAAGAGTTAACCGGCTGGAATCTGAAATAGTTAAGTTTGCAGTCAAGTATAAAGCTTTGAAACCAGAGCAAATAGTCAAACTGTTAAAGGATGACTTTAATTATGATGACCAACTTAACAAGTTTGTTTTTCCAGTGAAAGATGATAAAGGTAAACTAACAGACGAACTATCTATAGAAGATAGAGTAAAAATGTTCCTCTCCGATCCTGATAATGAAAACTTAATAGCTAGTTCAGCTAATACAAACGGTACAGGGGTTAGAAATTATAACGGAGGTGGAGAAGTTATAAAAACAAAATCCACCAAGAAGTATGATCCTAAAGACCCTGATATTATAAAGCAAGCGTATCTTAAAGGACTGTCTGTTGAAGATCATATTGCTACCTTGAAAAAGATGCGTGAGAAGCTTGATAAGGTGCATGGAATAAAAGGAGAGTGACAAAATAATGGCAGAAATTCGCTACGGTCATAGAGAAGGCCCTGGGAAGGGTCGAGAGTATACAGTAGCTGCCGATCAATATTTTGCTCGTAGGGGTGGGAAGTTTGTATTCATGGACGGAACCGGAGTTGCCAAACTCTGTCAGACCGGATATGATTATACTACTCCTGCTACTACCAATGCTGTATATGGTTGGGCAGAATCACCAAAGGATACCGACGGTAAGAGTTCTTACAAGAGTTCATCCGGGGATAAGATGTTTGTAATATATGGAACTGATGATGTATATGAGCTTCCCGCTACTGCGGCCAATGTTGCGGCCTCATGGATAGGCAGGGGTGCTAAGATATACACAGCAGGAGCTACACACGCTATGGTACAGTATGCAGGACTCAATACTACTCTTGCAAGCTGCTGCCTGAATATAGTAGATGTAGACACCACGAACAATACCGTATTCGTGAAGATCAAACCCGAAGTTAAACAACAGGGTATATAAAGGAGGTGTATGGTAGATGAGTGGTGTGATGAGAAGTCAATTTACTGAAAATTATAAGAAAGACCTTTACGACTACTTTTGGGATACTTACCCTGATAAACCTGCTGTTTGGGAGTCAGTGTTTGATGTAAAAGTGTCAGATGCAGCGTAGATAAACGTGCGCAAAGTTAGCTAAATTCGGTGGAAATCTCTTGAAGACAATACCGAGCGAATCCTTTAAGGAGCGTGTAACGACTATGAATCTAGATAGTGAAGAATTAAGAAGTGCAGTTGTTGGTATGATGCTAGGTGATGGATGTATATCAAAAAGACATGAAAATGGAGATGCATACTTTCAAATGAGCCATTGTGAAAAACAGTATGAGTATTTAATGTGGAAGAAATCAATATTGGACAATATAACATCTTCTTCCATACATAATACAGAAAGAACAATAAATGGCAAATTATATAAAGGATTCCATTTAGGTACTAAAGTACATCCATTCTTTACTAAGATGTATAGCAGATTTTACCATGATGGTATAAAGGTTGTTGATGAATATATAGTTAAGAAGATAAATGAATTAGCATTAGCTATATGGTATATGGATGATGGTACTAAAGGAAAAAATAAAAGGTCAGAAAATGAAAAGTGTTCCTTTTACCTTTGTACTAATAATTTTGATTATGCTAATCAATTACTTCTTAAAAAAAGCTTAAAAATAAAGTTTGGGCTAGATTGGAATATAAACAAATTTGAAAAGTCAAAAGATGGTTCTTACAACTACAGACTAAGATTGGCCCAAAGACATAATGATGCTTTTGTAAATATAATAAGACCCTTTATAATACCATCAATGCAGTATAAACTAGATTCGTACGCTAACCAGTTAGAAAACTAACTGTGATATAGTCTGAACTCTATGGAGACATAGAGAGATTGGGAGAAATCACCAATCCCACTTTTTAACAAAGTGAGTAACATATTGACGAAATGTTCACTTCAGCTATCGGGCTTGGTGAATTGCTTGAAAAGCCAGAAGGTGCTGAGATGCAGACTGATGCTCCTATGGAGTCATATACCATAGTGTGCAAAAATAGGTCATTTGGTAGGGTAGTTAGATTCTCCTATGAGTCTGTTTCAGATTCTAAGAAGATGGGCAACCTTGTAACTGAAACTGTTGGAACTTGGTCAAGACAAATTCCTATCACTAAAGATAAGTTTTATGTAAGATTCTTTAATGAGGGAACATCCACTGGTTCTCTTTTCAACAACAGTATAACCAGTGTAGTTACTGATCCTTCTGGAAATGCTATCTATGATGGAAAGGCATTCTTTGCAACTGACCATCCAGATAAGGTAGGGAATACATATTCCAACTACAATTCCAGTTATGCTCTTACTTATGGTAATCTTCAAACTGTATACACTCAGTATACTACAACGAATAATAGGGATGAGAGAGGGGATATAATTGATCTTATACCTGATACTATTCTTATTCCTCCTGCGTTGAAGTTTACTGCTGCGGCTATACTAGAGTCTACCCTTATTCCAGGGAGTACGGATAACGATGTTAACGTATTGAAATCTATACTAACCCCTCTTGAGTGGCCTAGACTGTCTGATACAGATGGTTGGTTCATGGGCAAACTGAAGATGGGTCTTATGGCTACAGACCGTGAAGATGTTTCGCTAGATTTTTTTCAAGATGATCTAAGTAAGGATTATTTTGCGAGTGTTTTCACTAGGTTTGGTGGATGCGTTTCCAACTGGAGATACTGGATAGCCAACGCCGTTTAGTTAGTTATTTCAACTACTTAGGCTAAACAACTAACTAGGGGGTATATTAGTATACCCCCTATTTTTCTACTTGACTTTCTTTTTAAGATGTGTTATAGTAATTAATAAGCTAGGTTCGACGGACGTAAGGTAAAAATGCTTGCTCATTTTTACACCTAGCTTGTATATAAATTTCTCAGCAAGGAGATAATATAATGTCAAAAAGACTAGAATATTCAGAAGTAAAATCCTTCATAGAGTCTCAAGGCTACTCCCTTCTCTCAGATACATATAAAAGTATAAGTTATAACTTAGAAATGATATGTCCAAAAGGGCATATATTTTCTATGCCACTGCATAGGTTCAAAGATGCAGGAGCACGTTGTCCAACCTGTAACAACCTTAATGGTTTCAGAAATGATAAGAACAGTTATGAAGTTGTTAAAGATAAATTTAAGTCAGAAGGATACACTTTACTAACAAAAGAATATACTTCCAATAGACAGAAATTAGAAGTTATATGTCCACAAGGTCATAACTGGACTGCTAACTATCATGCTTTTTGTGCAGGTAATAGATGTAAGACATGTTGGAGTCAAAGAAGAGGAAAAGATGCAAGGTTAAGCTATACTAGTGTTAAAAAGTTTATAGAATCACAAGGTTACAAATTACTTACTAAAAACTATACAAATATATATCAGAAGTTGGATTTAGTTTGTCCAAATGGGCATAAATGGTCTGTTAATTGGGCAAATTTTAAGCATAATGACTGTAGATGTGCTAAATGCCCATGTTCACAATCTAAAGGTGAGCTTGAAGTATATGAATTTATAAAAGAATATTTTCCTACAGCAACTAGTGGTGATAGAAGTATAATTCCACCACTAGAATTGGATATAGTAGTACCAGATAAAAAAATAGCTATAGAATATAATGGTTTATATTGGCATAGTGATAAAATTGAAAAAGATACAATGAGTCACCTAACTAAACTTGACTTGTGTAACAAAATTGGATATAGACTTATAACTATATTTGAAGATGAATGGTTGAATAGAAAAGATATTGTTAGAGATATATTGTTGAATATACTTGGCTGTAGAAAAGCTAATAGAATATATGCTAGAAAATGTGAAGTTAAGAATATATCTCAAGAATCAGCATCTGCCTTTTGTAGTATTAATCATCTTCAGGGATATGTTAATGCCAGTATAAGACTTGGTGCATTTTTTAACAATGAGTTGGTGGCTGTTATGACTTTTTCTAAACCTAATTTGTCTAGAAATATAAAGAACGTAGATAACATGTATGAGCTTTCCAGATTTTGTACTAAAGTAGGATGTAGCGTAATAGGTGTGGCTTCCAAGTTGTTTAATTACTTTATTAATAACTACAGTTTTAATGAAATTGTTTCATATTCTGATAGGAGATGGTTTACTGGTGGCCTGTATGAAAAATTAGGTTTTAGCTTTATCCATATAAGTCCACCTTCCTACTGGTATGTTAGAAATAATAATATGGTTAGACATCATAGATTTAATTTCAGAAAGAATATTCTACATACTAAACTTGAAGTTTTTGATGAGAAGTTGACTGAACATGAAAATATGAAGAATAATGGATGGGCTAGAATTTGGGATTGTGGCACAATAAAATGGGTGTATAGTAAAAATAACTCTTGACTTTTCCCTCTTTCTGTATTACAGTAGTTAATAAACTAGGTTCGACGGACGTAAGGTTGTGATGCCTACTCATCATAACGCCTAGTTTAAATCTCAGTAGGGAGACAAATGCTATGTCAAAAAGATTAGATGTAAACAAAATCATTGAAGACCTAAAAAAAGAAAACTACACTCTACTTTTCAAACCTGAAGACTATGTATCAAATAAATCTAAGTTGCATGTAATGTGTCCTGAAGGTCATGATTGGCTACTTAAATACAATGGGTGGAATCTTGGTTATAGATGCCCTATTTGTTCAAGAGCTAGAATAGCTAATGAGCAAAAGATAGATATTGATTCTATATTAGCTGTTGAAGGATATAAAAGATTATCTGAATATAAAAACAGGACAACTCCTTTTAGAGTATTGTGTAATAATAATCATGAGTTTTCAACAACATATAATGAATGGGCTAAGGGCACACGTTGCTATGTATGTAAATATAATCGTAGTACTAGAAATTATACTTATATAGATATAAAAAGAGAAGTAGAAAAAGAAGGCTATAAGCTTCTAAGTACTGAGTTCATAAATACTAAAGAACCTCTAACTCTTCTTTGCCCTAATGGTCATGAATGGACTACTATATATAACAGGTGGCAAACTGGAGTTAGATGCAAAAAGTGTGCTGTTAAAAAAGTAGGGCAAGAACACAAACATAGTTTTGAATTTGTAAAAAGCCAGTTTGAAAAAGATGGATATGAATTGTTAAGTACTGAATATAATTCACAGTTAGATAAATTACAGTATAAATGCCCCAAAGGTCATATTGGAACTGTAAGATTTAATGATTGGATGCACAGTGGCACTCGTTGTAACCATTGTGCCCATCATGTGTCAGTAGGTGAATCAGAAGTGTACAATCTTCTTAAGCCCTTCTTTTCTGATGCCTACCAGAGTGACAGAACTCTCATCTCTCCTAGAGAACTGGACATAGTAATTCCCTCTAAGAAAATAGTTATAGAATACTGTGGATTATACTGGCATAGTGAGGCCAATGGCAAAAGCTCTTCCTACCATCTTGAAAAGTTGGAAGCTTGCAACAAGATTGGTTACAGACTTATTACCCTCTTTGAGGATGAATGGGTTTACAAGAATGATTTAGTAAAGGCTATGTTGCTGAATAAGCTAGGTGTTTCTCAGGCTACCAAGATTCATGGAAGAAAGTGTGAAGTCAAAGAGATAGAAGCTTCAGTTAAGAACAACTTCCTTGACCAATTTCATGTTCAAGGTAAGGATATTGCACAGATAAGTCTAGGAGCTTTCTACAACAATGAGTTAGTTTCTGTTATGACTTTCTCATCTAGTAACATTGCTCATGGTAAAAAGGTTGAAGAAGGAGTATATGAGCTTAATAGATTCTGTTCTAATCCTGTATATCAAGTAACCGGTATTTCCGGTAAGTTGCTCTCCTATTTTATAAAGCATTACAATCCCAGATTTATTTCTTCTTATTCAGATAGAAGATGGTCTGAAGGTGACTTGTATGATAAGTTAGGTTTTAAGTTTATGCACAATAGTCAACCTAACTACTGGTATATTGTAGAGGGAAAAAGAAAACATAGGTACAATTATAGAAAGAATGTTCTTGCTAAGAAACTAGGAAGTGGATTCAATGAAAAGTTAACTGAAAAAGACAATATGATTTTGAACGGGTATGAGTTTGTATATGACTGTGGGAATAGTAAATGGGGAATGGAGGTTAGTAATTAATTATGCCTATATTTATTGTTTGTAAAGATGGTTGTAACTGTGAAAAGCTATATTCTGATAAAAATCTATCTGTTAATGAAAAGGCTATTCTTGGATACTTGTTAAGTAAGCCTGATAAAAGTAGTGTTGATATTTCTGATATAAATAAATCATTTTATCATGAACGTAAATCTATATTTAAATATATAAGAAGTTTAATGGAAAAAGGGTATATATGTAAATCTGACAAGTATGATACATATTTTGTGTTTTATAATAGTCCAGATAAAAAAGAAGACAAAAAAGAAAAGATAGTAGCCAAAAAGAAAGATAAGGTAGACTATTATGAATATATAAAGAGTGAAAAGTGGAAAATGCTACGTAATTTATGTCTTGTTGAATATGAATACACCTGTCAGTTATGTAATAGAAAACCAAAGAAGCTTAATCAATTACATGTACATCACAAAGACTACTCCAACCTTGGTAATGAGACTATAAAAGACTTGATTTTACTTTGTGATAAATGTCATAATAAGTTTCATGGTAATAAAAAAAGTAGTAGGTAAACTTTACCCAAAATTTGTTAACTCTTCCCAAGATAAATGATAAAGGAAGGTAATTAATGCCTCTTTCAATAAAGACTAAAACAGCATTATCACAACGAGTTATATTAGCCAGGGAAGATTTATTTCCAGATAGAGAAGCTACTCCTAGTGGCACAAGTACATACGACATACGTGATGTAGGTGCTACTGTTGCTAGACTACCTGATGAGATTCCTTCTACTACTAAAGATATGTCTGCCTTGTATAAGTGGAAATGTGGTGATGATTTGTATGGTACACATGCCAAAAGTAGTCCAGTTTTGAAAAGATACAGGCAGGATATAAACAGAGAGCATGGTTTTGAAAGAGAAGATATTTATGTTGACACATTTAAACTAGTCTCTGAGGAATTAGAGAGAATAGAAAAACTACGGAGGTAGTTATGGAATTGCAAAAATGTAAAATTTGTGGGCAAGAGAAAAAGAATCTTGGTGTACATATAAGAGTAGCTCACAGACTAAAACCAGAAGAATATGCTGCTTTACCAGATAATACAGAAATAAAGGTAGAAACTGACCCTATACTCGAAGATGAATCAGTAGAAATACAACAAGTTAATAAGAAAGTTGTTGAATCTAAAGTAGAAGTTAAGCAAAAACCATTTGAAAAGGTTAAGATTAATACTGAAACTATAAGTAAGTATGACAAATATAATATTAAGCAATTTTGCAGTGAGTTTGCTATAACTCCTACTGAAC